GCAGATGATGCAAGAAGCTCTTTCGTCAGCTGCAGTTCCAAGCGGTGTTTTTGGTCTGCCGCCAGACGGTGACAGAACTGTATCCTATCGTTTTCAAGGAGATGTTTATGAAGATACCGCTTATGATATTAACCAAAAGTCAATTGTTGTACGTAATTTACAAGAATTAGGAGTAGATAGTGTTGAGGCTTTGCGTTATTTATTCCCTGATAAAACAGATGCTGAGCGAGAAGAAATGCTAAAAGGTTTTCCTTTTAGAATGATTCAACAAACTCAAAGCGCAATGCAACAATTTTTAGTATTATTATCACAGATGTTGCAAACGCCACATCCTCTCGCCCCGGATCAACCCTTAGGGGCCGATCCTAGATTAAACATAACGCCACTGTTATACAGGACGTTTGACCACCTCGCGCAAGAATTAACCTACTCGGGTAGTTATGAGCCAGCAGATCCAAGCTTCGATCCCGAGCCCGGTAGCAGCACCCCCCTTGGCGGGGCCAGCACAGGACCAGGGCTCAACCGCTTACCCGCAGTGGGTGGCACAAACCAGTACCCCGGCGGTAGCTTCGGTACCTACAGTCCAAATGCCGTTGCAGGCAACACAGGCTTCGGTCCCTTCTACCAGCAACCAGTACAACCAGTCTCCGTCCGCCTACAACCCGGGCAACCCTTGGGAAGCAGCGATGGGCAGCCTGGAGAGGGTGGTGTCCAGGATGTCACCATTCCCCAGCCAAACAGCACCGTCTCCACAATACGCGACGACGCAACAGGCTATTCCGCAGTACAGTCAGCCTTTACAGGCCCAACCTTGGGCATACCAAGCGCCTACGGCAGCCCCGACTTACTCCAACAACGTCTCTACGACCCAAACTTCCTCTCGAGTTTCTACAGGGCGCAACCAAGCCCCCCAGCTAAGCCCCGTAAGCGCTCAGGTCGTTAATCACTTCGGAATTGAAGCTCCCGGCATTCTTAATCAGTATGCTGTGACACTTGAAGACGCTCTGATTGCTCAGAACGAAAATATGAATGCGATCGCCACACGTGGTGCTGCGATGGAGCATATTCTTACCGACCCTGATCAATTAGCTGATTACACCAATAGGTTTTTTACCGAAGTGTATCCAGTAGACGCAGACGACTCTGGTTATCCTTCTCAGCAAGCAGCTTATCAACCTCGCTATGATATGCCTGCTGTCCCTGCCTCTGCTGGTCCGGTTCGCAATGATCCTGAGTCTCAGTGGAATGGTTTTTCGCAAACCATGAACCAAAATCCTGAGCAAGCGTGGCGTTATCTGAGTCAAATGAGCCCTGATGCTTTCCGTCAGAAGCTTTTATTCTTAGATGCTGCTTGATTTACGATTTAATATCTAAATTCCCCCGGAAACGGGGGTTTTTTCTATGGCTCCTTTTAAGTCAGAGGCTCAAAGACGTAAATTTTACGCAATGGCTAAACGTGGGGAGATCCCTGAAGCAACAGTCCAAAAATATGAGGAAAAAACTAAAGGAGATTTGCCCGAAAGGATTAGTGCTAAAAGAAAAAGTCAGCATTACACTAATAGTAAAAGAGATTAATCATGGTTCTCCCCATTGGACACACTCGTCGTCGCGATTCTTCAGACAATTCAAAACTTTTAGCCCAATTAGAGGAGCTAAAGAAAGAACTTGCCTCTGTTAAACAAGAATATAAGTCAGATATGGAAAAAATTGCATTAGATATTGTTACAGTAGATTCCAAAATACAAACGACAGCCGAATAGTTTAACAAGGTATACTTAAAGTAGCCCTTTTTTATTTTTGTGGGTTACATTTCACTTGTTAACTATAAATACGACACCGGATTGCATCAGCAGCAGTCTGGACCTAATCGTGTTGGTGATGATCTTGCCTTAGCTCAAAAATATTTAGTTGTCTCAAGTGGTTTTGTTGATCCTCTTGGAAATCAAGTTTCATGGTATGGCGTTAATGACTTTGGTGCAGATTATGGACGTCCTGTTATAGGACCTCCTAACTCAGGTGCCTATGTAGTCGATACTTGGAGGGCCGTACCCGTTGCTGTCTCTGGTTATTGGTCAGACTATAACTTTACTTACTATTCTCCAAGTGGAGCAATCAGTGTTTACAACGGTTTTAGAGGATTTACAACGCAAAAAATAGCTAATGCTAAAGTTTTAACAACTTATAATCCTCCTTTTGGTATTCGTGATACAGGCGCATATACCTATTACTTCGGAGATGCTCCCTCTAGTCAATCTTACGACCCATACAATACTCCTGAGGGAAATTCATCAGATGAAGGAACTACTGGCGGAGGCGTGTCACATCCACGTCAGATGGGTTCTTTGTTAACTACTACAGCATCACCTGGTGCCACAGAAGTAACAAGAGCAGAATGGCAATACAACCCTCCCGTATATTGCCAAACTTTTACTGAAACTGTTTACGCTCAAGTTCCTGGTTTAATGGGTGCTCCGACTCGTTACATTTATCGCGGTAGGTCCTCACGTTACGCTTTTAATCTTGGTTCTATTTATGGAATTACGGGAGAGGGCATTCGTGCTTTACCCCATAGATTTAGTCTTTCTGTGAATATAAGCAATCAAAAGAATATATAGATTTGTTTTAAGTTAACAGAAAAGTAAATAACGCTATTAATACGACAAACAATATACCAACTCTATATAAATTACTTAAAATAAAAGAGTAGTTTTTCGGAGGTTGGCGTTTTGTTCGTCGACAATGATTTTCCGAAGCTGCTCGGTGCAGAACTGTACCGTCCTCACCCAGCGTATACATATGCGCCCTAAGCACGTAAGTGCTTGGTGAAAACCGCGTGAATTGCTGGAACCCCTCCGTGAGCTATGCTCTGGGGAATCAGCAGCCAAGCCGTTCTGAAAGGAACGGAAGGTTCAACGACTACCTTTGTCAATGTTTATCGAGGACGTAATCTTTCTACTCGGAACCAACTGGCTGTTTATGAGAACAAGACCCAAATCGCTAAAGTAGGTGATTGGATTATCTCTCTTACGGGGGCAACCCCGGAAGTTAGTTTTCATAAAAAGACAGGTTTGTACTTCTTGAGGTTCAACAAACGTTCTCTTAAACTATTGTGCTCATCTATTGAGGATTTTGTTCCTGAGTGCATGAAGCACAAAATTGACCTCACTTTTATTTCGGTAAGTGAGCGAGCCCAAGTGCAAAAGCAACGGGCAATAAGGAGGCACGAGTGCGCGGCGACCTATCGGGTCGATGATATAGTCTGACCTCACAGGATGGCAAACTGTGAGAACTAAAGGATAAAAAGCCTTTAGGGTAACAATGTGATGTGGTGGAGATGGCTGCAGAGCCAGTTGTAGTCCATGACTTCAGCAAGCAACCAGGCCAAACCGTGCAGCTTGATCGTTACAGATTCTGGGGAAACCCTGGAAGCAAAGAGTCACGTGAGCGCACTGCAGAGCAGACCATTGGTACTGCTAGCAGCCGCAATATTGTGAAGGATAAGGTTCTGGTGACCCTTAGGGAATACACCGGACCCGCCGACTCTAGTGATCCAACACAAGCTAGTACATTTAAGATTGCACGTGAGACATTAATTACCGCCCAACGTTTACTGTTGGATACTGGTAATCTAACTGCCTTCCATCAATCAATTGGTTCTTTAACCTTGTTAGACGACTATCGTCGTTGGCGTGATCGGGTGTTCATTAATGAACTCTTGAAAGCTGTATCTAAAGGTCAATCTTCTGATATCCAAGGTGGTTACTATTACCCCGGTGATTTGGCTGTTGGTTCTTTAACCTACACCAACTCAGAGCAAGCCAAATTTGACGTTAAAGACGACCTTCTCCGCGTGGTGAAATCTCTGCGAAAGCGGAACACCCCCACTTACCAAGACGGTTTTTATCGTTGCGTTTGCGATCCTACTTTCCTGATGCACCTGCGTCAGAACAGCGATTTCCGCGAAGTGGCTCGCTACCCCGGCAACGGTCAGATTAACCCTCTCATGTCTGCTATGCAGCCTAACGCTGCTATCTACATGGGTCAGGGTTTTGGGCAAGCCTCCTTTGTGGCTGGCGAACCCATCATGCCTACCGGTTTTGTGTTTGAAGGTGTGAGATTCTTTGAATCTACCAACATGCCTTCCCAAACCGCCACAGCAAGTATCGGTGGTACTTCGACTACGTACGACAGCGCTATCGGTATGTTTTTTGGTCCTCAGAGTGTTGGCGTCGGTATCGGCGGTAACAACGCTCAAGTGTTACTTAACAACAACGACGATTTCAGTCGCTTCATCATGATGATCTGGAGCCTGTACGCAGGTTTTGAGCTTCTGAACGCTGATTTCGTTACTGTTGCCTACTCTTTCAACGTTTGAGGAGGTAACTAAAAATGACAATTAATGCTAATCAGCTTCAAGTTTCCAAAATTTATCCTGGAAACTATACAAACGTTTTACGTTATTGGCACGCCGAAAAGACGTTCCAATTCCGTAATGCGAACGATACAGAAACCACCTTCTCCAATCAACCTATTGGTGGTCCTGTCGGTGTAGTTTTTACTCCTGGTTGGATTGCTCAACAAGCTATTGGTTATGTCGACCTGTCTTTCCAAGCTTTGGGCACCACTAGCCAATTGGAATACTATACCCAGGCTTACAGCTCTGGTCTGAACGGCGCTAACAGTCCTTTCTTGAACTCTGCTGTAATCATTCCTTCGCCGGATGCTTTAAAAGACGTTCGTGCTGATATCACTGACGGGATTAAAGTTCCCTCTGGCGCTTATGTTTACCGTTTAGCTCTCCGCGTTGATGGTGGTGATGTGATCAGTAGTGGTGTTGGCGGTGGTTCTGCTACTCCAACTTTGGGCCTAGGTCCTGCTGTTGGTGTTGGTCTAAATACCACTCCTTCTGCTTCCGGATTCTTTGTTACCCTCGCTGGTAGCAGCAGCCGGATCACAAACGGTTCTAACAACACCAATAACGTTGTATTTGATAGCACTACTTTGTACCGGACTAGTGCCGAAATTCAGTATAAAGTATTCTCCGTGACCAATCTGGGCGGTTCTGCTGCTTCTGGTCTTGCTCAAGCGTCTGGTGTATTTGATCCTCGCGCTTCTAACGGACTACTTCGGGGCAAAAACAAAGCTCTGGGTATCTGCGAAGTGTGCTGGTTCCTAGCTGACGACGCTCCCTCTCGCGATGATCTGGCACTTCAACCCGCCGGTCTAGTTGAATCCAACGTTTATACCTCTACGGTTCCCGCCTGATTCTATTAAAGGTTCATATAAAACCCCTTTTCGAAGGGGTTTTTTTTATGTATACCAATATGACAACTGAAATTGAAATTTATTAGTAAAATAATCGTAGATATTGCTCACATAATGACCCCAACCACAGCCCAAAACGTTTTGTATAAACCTAGCGGAGTTAAAGTTGAAATTTTAAGCGAGCATGATGAAGGTGAGTACAAAATGGTGAGATCGACCACTACTGGGAAAGTATTTTTTGCTCATAAAGGCCAAATTGAAATTGTAGAAGGTACAGAAGATAAAAAAGATGCAAAACCCGCCTTAAAACGCCGTGGACGTCAAATTATTCAACCAGAAATTCCTTATGAGAATCGAATTAATATAAACGTAGCTACTCCAGAGTTATTGACTCAAGTTCTTAAAGGAGTAGGAGTCAAAACTGCTGTTGAAATTAAAGAATTACAACAATCTATGCCTGGGGAGCGTTTTACAAAGCTAGAGCAGCTAAAAGCTATTACTCGAGTTGACTGGGATGAGGTCTTTGCTGCTGGTGTTGTGTATGTAGAGTAATTTAAATTTTTATTTTGTAGATTAGATAGAATAAAAATATCTAGTTTTTAAATAAATGTCTCAATTCTCTCAACAAGAACTTGAGCAAATTCAAAGTTATTTAGCGCAACAAGGTGTTGTTTTTCAAGCAACTACCACTGATGCGACAAAACGAGAGATAATTTATGCTGCAATAAATCAGCTAACCCGTAACCCCGCTCAAACTTTTGGATATAGGCTTGACGATTATAACTTTAGTCGCTGTGCATATCACCTTGGATATAACATCGCCACGGTGCCTGCTGGAGACTACGCTCGTCTTTTAGAGGCTACAAGCAGCATCCCATCCGAATTTTATTATGATAAAATTGTTGGTCAAATTGAACGTTGTGAAGAAGCCGAACGTTTAACTGAACTTGCTACCGGAAGAGCTACTAGCCGCCAAGAAACAATTTTTGGTGATGTTAGTCGTTCAATTAATATTCAAGATAAGAGAGAGACAGCAAGGATATGGCGAGAAAATTACCACTTCGAATGTGATCGTTTAGCTCATATGCTTTATGTGCCTAATTATAAGGACCCTGTGACTGCGCGTTATCGTTACGAACGTAGTGGGGGAGAGTTTATTCAAGCAATACCTGGACCTCCGGATACAGCGAGGGCTGACAGAATCTATTTTTACACTAAATGGAGGTAAGCGCTATATTAAAACAAGAACTAATCTTGTTTTAAGTGGAACCTAACGTAGCTAGCGCTTTAAAACTCTTTTTAGACGGTGTTAAACAAGGTTCTTTATTTACTCGCAGTGGAGCTCCACAGAATTTTACTGGGCTAAGACGGCCTTTTATTGCGTACGACCCAATACCTGTAAATACAAGAAGCACACCAACTCCTTCTTCTTATAGACCTTCTGTTTCTCCAGGACAATTAGGTTTTTTTGATATAGTAAAAACTTCTTCGCCAAATCAAACCCCAACGTTACCCGGCACATCAATACCTAAAAACATGGGAGGCACAGAAATTTTAAAAACACTTACTTCTCTTGGAAGTAGGGGATTACTAGGTTCCTTAAGCCTTGCCCTTTCTTTAGGAGGTAGTCAAAAAATGTCACCAACTAGTTTAGGGTATGCGTCTGAAAAAGATATGAACCAAAAAATAAACCAACAAAAGTTTTTAGAGTCTGGAAGATATATACCAGGGGATCAACAACGGCGTATACCCCCAGCACCACAAGTTTTATCTGATAATCAAATGACAGATACTAACAGACCTAGAGTGACACCTCCTACATTAACAGATAATTTAGCAATTCCTCCCGCACCCTTTACTCAATTCTTTGTGGACAATTCTAATCGCCTTAGTCCAACAGCAATGGATCTTGCTACAGCCACGGGTGGAGTACGAACTCGCAATTTAGGTTCTCTTACTTCTGGATTAAATGTAGCAGATTTAGAAAACCTTCTTAACAACGTGGCTTCGGCTCAAGCACTGTCAAATTCTCCAAGTTTTATGGCGGGTAATCCTTTCATAGGCACTCC